AGACTCAGATCATTGGTGGACACCCATCGGCGATTGGAACTGTCAAGCTCCTTGACCTTGCTACCGAAAGCGACTACAAGGTCGAACTCCAAGGAAGCCTGTTCGTAGCTAAGTATGCTATGGGCCACGGTGTCCTTCGCCCCGAAGCTGCCTTTGAAATCAAAGACGCTGACTAATACCCCCTAATAACCCCAACGGTCGCACTCCTTTCTTTAATGATGGGGGTGCGGCCTTTTCCTTTTTTCCAATTACTATGGCTACCCTTACCTCCAAACTTGACGCTGTTAACACCATGCTCGGTTACGTTACCGAAGCACCTGTAAACTCTATTGCTAACACTACTGCTTTGCCGCCATCTGCTGCACTGGCTAAAGGTGTTATTGACGAAGTGTCACGTGAGGTTCAACAAGATGGGTGGCACTTTAACACAGCCCAAGACTACAAGTTGGAAGCCAACGCCTCCAATAAGTTTGTGTTACCTGACAACGTCCTTCAAGTGGACACAGTTGACACCACCTATGATGTAGTCCAACGAGGCACCACATTGTTCGACCGTAAGAACTACACTGACACATTCACTGTAGATGAGCTTAAGGTTAACATAACATTTTTACTTGAATACGAAGAGCTACCAGAACAGGCTCGACGTTACATTGCCCTCAAAGCATCCCGGATGTTTGCTAACAGACTTGTTGGCTCCCGTGAGATTGAGGCGCTTATTTACCGTGATGAGATTCGCGCCAAGGCAGCTATGGAAGAAGCTGAAGGTAACAACTCAGATCGAACAATCTTTGACAACTACGACACTGCTACACGTATCGGCATCAACCGCCGCACTGACCTTGCTTAAACAATGGCTAACATAACAACTACCGTTCCTAACCTCATCCAAGGGGTCAGCCAACAGTCACCTCAGGTGCGCCTAGCTGGTCAATGTGAGGAACAGATCAACGGTCTTTCCACAGTCACCAAAGGACTCACTAAGCGTCCCCCGGCACGTCTCATAGACAACCTAGGGGCTGTAGCTCTTGAGGGTGACTTCTTACACTTCATCAACCGGAGTGAGACTGAAAGGTATGTTGTTACTGTTGAGCATCGGACATCAGGCGACGGCACAGGTGTTATCAGGGTGTTCAACCTAGAGACAGGAAACGAAGCGTCCATTACCGCCGGAGATGTAACATATGCCAACGGTTACCAAGTCAGTGGTGATTATCTTAAACTAGCAACAGCTAACAAGTCCCACGAACAACTTAAAGCTCTTACCATAGGGGACAGCACGTTCCTTCTTAACACTGATGTTACTGTAGCTAAGACAACCGAGAAGTCCGAACCCCTTGATTCGTCACGTGCCTTAGTGTTTGTTAAACAAGGAGACTTCTCTAAGAAGTATGGTCTTAAGTTTAGAGACAAAGGCACGTTTAGTGGTGGTGGTGCGAAATTCCAAGTAACTTGGGTTCGTGAGTCAGGTGGAGTGTTTAGCATTAAATACGCTTACAAGATTCAATCCATTACCCTTATCAGTGGAGGATCTAACTATGATAAGGATGACGAACCCACCTTAGAGTTCCCGTCAGATGTTGATTGGGACGTGCGTCCTGAGTTTAACATTACAGTAGACCCTGCTTCTCCGAATGCGGTAACCGGTATAACACTTCTACACCCCGGTCTTACTGTTGAGTATGACTCGGCTCAGACCTTCGATACACGCGTTGATGCGTCTCCTGCTTTTGATGAAGTTAACATAACATCTTTATCAACCTCGCAAGCGCAAGGCGCAGATACGCAAGTAATTGCTACAGGGTTATTCAGAGCTTTGAATGGGGTTGACGGCGTTAACAGCACGCCTAAATATGTGGAATCTCAATCCCCTGCACATAATGCACCTGATCTGCCTATTCGTGACTCTTACACCTCAAAGGACAAAGACGGCTCTATCCTTATCAACCGTAACGACGGTCAAGACTTCTTCCTTGAAGCATTCGATGGTCTTGCTGGTTCCGGCCTAGGACTCGTCCACAAAGAAGTCGATGCCCTTTCGGATCTCCCTGTGCGTGGACCTGATGGTTTCCGGGTCGCCGTGCGTGGTTCTGCTGACGCTAACGAGGACGACTACTATCTCCGCTTTGAGACTAACGACGGTCAATCCTTTGGTGAAGGAGGCTGGGTAGAAGACGTAGGACCAGACCTCGACATCGCTCTCGACCCTAACACCCTTCCTCTTCAGCTTGTTAACACAGGCCCGAACACCTTTACAGTTAACACTACCGGGTGGGCCAAGCGTAAGTCAGGTGACGACGAGACCAACCCATTTCCATCCTTTGTCGGCAAGAAGCTTAACAACTTTGTCTTCTTTAAGAACCGCCTAGGATTCATCTACGAGGACTCTGTGGTGCTTTCAGAAGCCGGAGAACTCTTTAACTTCTTTAGGACCACCGTAAGGACTCTGTTGGATACCGCTCCGATTGATGTTACATCGGCAACCGCTAACGTAACAAACCTTCGAAGTAGTGTAGCCTTCCAAGAGAACCTGTTGTTATTTGCCGACCGGGGACAGTTTGTTCTTAAGGGTGATCCCTTGACCAACGAAACAATCACTCTTGAGGCAGTCACCAACTATGATGTTAACACATCCGAAGATCCCCTTGCTGTTGGCTCTTATGTCTATTTCCCATTTAAGCGTGGTAACTTCCTCGGTATGCAAGAGTATTCTCTCAATGCCACCACGGACGTTTACGACTCGGATGACATTACCACACAAGTTCCAGGATATATCAACAACGGTAACATCCTTGTAACATCAGGTTCCACATCCACTGACCTCATTGCTCTTAGCTCAGGAGGCGACACCATCTACGTCTACAAGTATTTCTTTAACGGACGGGAAAAGGTTGTTAGCTCATGGAGCAAGTTCAAGATGCCCTTCAATGTCCTCAGCCTAGAGTTCATCAATAGCTCCCTGTTTGTTGTCGGTGACAAAGATGGCGACACCCTGTTGACTGAGATGAAGTGTGAAGAGCTACGACTTGAGGATGACACCCTTGACGGCTTTACGATCCACCTTGACATGCTCAAGAAGACGACATTCAGTGGCAGTCCAACAACCACACCTACCGCCACCTTGATCGACCTCGGGTTCACTCCCGGTCCTGATGATGTTGTTGAGGTGTATGACAGCCACGGCAACCGAGTAGTTGTTAACTTTGTCAACGTCAACCAAGCAAGCATCCAGTCCTACAACCGGACGTGCTTCAGCGGTCTTCGATACAACCTAGAATACACCTTCAGTGAGCCAGTGTTCAAACAAGGTAACCCACCAGTGTCCTCGGGACTTGCCCGCATGATCCTTAGGAATGGCACCTTGTTCTTTACGGACGCCTTGGATTTCCAAGTTGAGGTAACACCAGTTGCTAGGGACAAGCGTATCTTTACCTACAGTCCTAACGTCATTAACATCACCTCGACGGACACCCTTCTTTCACAAGACGGTAAGTTGCGATTCTCGATCTTTACACAAGCCAAGGATTCGCTTATTAAGATTGTTAACTCAAGTGCATTTGCATCTAACTTCCAAGCCTGTGAATTCGAAGCCAACGTCCATACCCGTTCAACTAGAATATAAAAGCGTCTACCTTAGGTCAGCCCGTAAATCCGACTGTGAAGAGGTAGGCATCAACATGCGCCACATCGACAAGCTTGAATGTTTGTTAACCAGTGGGTCCACCCCAACACAAGCCCTAACCTTAGGCTTAAAGCAAGACTACCACACGTGGACCATATGCGCCAAAGATGATCACGCTCCCTTAGCTTGCTTTGGGATTGGTGAGCTTATTAAGGATAACACTAACTACATCTGGTTGTTATCGACCGATAGGCTGCTTGAAGTTGCGGGCTTTGAGTTTGCTAAAGCTAGTAAAGCTTGGCTTTCCTTTATTGTTAACCACTACAAACTACCATGTGTCAACCACGTCCACGTCCAAAACACCACAGCTATTCGATGGCTTAAGTGGTGTGGTGCTGAGTTCTCCGATGACGACTCCACCGACTTCCTTTCATTCCAAATCAATCCCCTCATTCTCTAAATAACAATTATGTGTGAACCTATCTCGATGGCTATGGGTGCTGCCAGTGCTATCTCATCCTTTGCTGGGCAACAAGCTGCGGCAAGCGCCCAAGAAAAAGCTCAAGCACAAGCCTCTGCTGCTGAACAAGTTAGAGCGCAACGTGCTAATACGTCAATGCGACTGAGAGAAGCTCAAGAGGGAATTGCAAGGTCACAACGCCAAGAGGTCGCACAGATCAAAGGCATGGAGGCTAAGTCCAAAGCCAAGCTAGTAGCACTTACAGAGTCGGGAATAGCAGGACAGACTCTTAATGTTACCCTTGGTAAGCTCCGGGCTGAGGAAGCGCGTTATGGATTCTCCGAGGAACGACAGAAGGCATTAGCACAACAACAGACCACCTTCGGTATGCAAGAGGAAGCGTTTAGATCACGCATGAACCAGCTTAGAATCAACCAGCCGATACAACAAGCAAGCCTACTCAGTGCTGGACTTACAGGAGTTCAGACAGCTTTAGGAACAGCACAGGTGATGCAAGGGTTAAACTTTAAGTTACCCGGCTTGCCGTCATTTACTCCTAAACCCGCTGCAACATCTACAGGACTGAGCGGCGCTACTCTTAATGGACGAGAGGCCCTTATACCACCACTCGATGGAGATCTTCCTAACTAATTACACATGAAGAATCAAGACCTTATCAACGCTCTCCGTAACGAGGGAAGACAACCTGTAGACCTTAACTTAGGACAGGTTCCTGTATCGCCTACTATCGGACGCATGGGTAACTACAATGTAGTAGTGCCTGGTTATTCGAACCGGAACGCAGCTACCGAGCTTTCATCGGCACTTGCACAGATGCCTCAGTTATTAGGGCAAGCCCGTAACATCCAAGAGACCGCCGGGAAACAAGCAGCCAACGAGTTAACAACAGAGCAAGTAATTGAGCGATTTAAGAAAGGTGACTTGGAAGCTGAAGGGTTTATTACGCAGTTTGGTAAAGACAAAGCGTTTGCTGAACAGGTCTATCAGAGGTGGTTTGACTCAACAATTAAATCCTCAATAATAAACGCCTCCAGTCAGATAGATAACAAAAGCCCCGAAGAACTTCTTGAGATGGGCGAAGGGGATGTATTCACGGAGAACGCGAGAAACCTACTTGTAAGCTCAATTACCGGAGGAGATCCAACTCTACTTGACAAGATAGCCGCTAACCCACACACCGCTAGACTTCATAACAAAGCGATGGATGGTGTTATTCCTGAGTTCACTGCAAAAGCAGCGGCCACAGCGGAAGCAAGAAAGCAGAAGTTTGCACGAGACTCGGCGTTGAGTAATGTAGGCGCTGATATACTTAGCGGAACCGATGTAGAGGTTAGAGAATTCGTAAAAGATGAGACTAAAACAGACGTTCAAAACAAGAGAGCCGCCGAAGACTTTCGAACAAACGCATTAAAAGTCTATGTAGAAAACACGCAAGCAGTTATCAATAACGCTTTAATAAACCCAGATCTATCGGTTGAAGATCGAGATGAGGCGGTCAAACTCGCCGTAAGTGCAGTCAGGTCGAGGATGGGATTGTTATTGGAACAAGAAGACCTTGATGAATACGCGGCACTTTTAAACGCTATGGACGACGGGTCGTTGACAATAAATGGAAGACCTTTTGCTCAATCCCCAGAAGGCATAAAGCAACTTATTTACGCTGAATCGGCCTTAGAAGAATACGAAGATAAGTTAGCACGGGAAAACGAGCGAGGTGACTTTGACAGAAATAAGATGGATAAGTGGAAAGTGTTCAACCTTCGTCAAATTACCGCCCCTATTAACGCCAACCCGAATTCTTCACCGGCTGATTTCCAAGCGGGTATTGAGAAACTTAATGCCTTCCGCACGGCGTTAACAGACAAAGAAGGACAGCTAATGTCGGAGTTCACGTCTACCGAAATAGAACACTTACTGGCTACAATAGGAGACACAGTTACTTCTCTTGAACAATCGCGAGACGGGCGCTTAAGCACCACAATGTTAATGAAGTCCAGTCCGGACTATAAAAAACTTGAGATTCAAACCGGATTAGGTCTAGCGGATTTTGTTGAGCAACAGACCAATAATTCCATTTCTACCATGCGAGAGCGCGCCGAAAAGTATGGCTTTACGGATGCAATGGAGTCGTTAATAACCTCAGGGGTCGATGAAGTGACGGGGAAACCATATGCTTACGCGCCTTTCGACGTATCTTCCTTACCCGAGCAGGCACACGACGAAGCTATGGCCAGAGCCTTAGAAAAACCGTTTCAAGAGCTACAAGACGGAGACCTAGATCTTTCGTCAGAAGAAAAAATTCAAGCTATTCGCGATGTCTATAACGAGCAATACGAAGAAATTTACACCGAGAAATTCAAAAAGATTGCTACAGACAACGGCTTTATTAAGGGAGCTGCTGTTGAGCCAACTGATAAAACAGTCGGACGTATGTCACCAGAGGAAGAACAAGAGGCTCTGAGGCGTAAAATAGCGGAATCCGGATACCCATTAGAAGAAAACGGAAAGCTAACATATGACTCAAAAACAGAAAGGGTTATTGATGCGTTCTCAGGGGATGTTACTGACGAAACCACCAAAACAGTAAATACTGCGAATGCTTGGAAAATGGTCAACGACCCAGCAGCGGTTAAGGTATTAAAAGCTAACAACACAGAAACACAACGATTAGACTTTAATCGGGTTTGGCTTTCTACGAAATACAGTAAACAAGCGAAACAAGACCGAGCTGCTGCAATAATGAAAAAACCTCAAGCAAAACACGTTCCAGCTAAAATCTGGGAGATACAACAAAGCCGATCCACAGGTCTTCCAATGGAAATCCTACGCACCGACCGAGGACGTAGCGCCACACATTATTACCGTGAAGTGGGGGGATTGTCGGGGTTTTTTGGTTTCCGAGGGGAGAAATTGCCCTTTAGTATTGATTACGAGGACGATCTTATAAAGAAGGACGCACCGGAAACACGTATCTTCAATGTCAACGCTGTTTACAAAGCTGTCCGAAAAAACGACTTTGAAGACCTAATTTTTATCGCAACCGAATACGGACACGCTCCAAAAGGATCAAGTGTCAACTCACCCGAGATTCAATCATTCTTGAAGAAACAGAAGAAACTTGTGTCTGAGCGTGGCTACATGGATTTTGTTGAGCCGCTAGAATTTAAAGAGAAAACATTAGAGGATTACGAGGAGCTTTATAAGAAATCAGCAATTACCGATCCTCCTAAAGAAGAAGAAGAAAAATAACACATGAGTCTTTTCCCCACACAATCACTGTTCGCCCAAACGCGGTTTCTTGCGCCAACACCTCAACCTCCTTTACGTTACTCGGATGTAGATCCTGATTACGAACACTTGGACCAACATGCAGCCGACACAGATGAAGAAGAAAACGGATTCTTTGAAGATCTTTTTACTGGTGTAGCATCAGGTTTCGAAGGGTTCGGTAGATCTGTTATCGGTTTAGCAGACTTTGCCTTAGGAGATGTGTTACCTGACGAATGGTCCGAACGAACTTTAGAACGACCTGACGGCATGGTAGGAAGTCTTGTTGAAGGAATCACTCAGTTCGGCTTGGGTTTAATTCCAGGTCTTGGAGTAGCAGGCTTGGCTGGTAAAGGTGCTAAACTTCTGAACGTATCCGATAAACTACTGAAGACTACCAAGACAGTTACCACAGGAGTCACGGCTGACTTTATCTCATTCGATGCACACGAAGCAAGACTCAGTGATTTTCTAGCATCTCATGATGTTACCCGTAACGCAATAACACAATACCTAGCGTCCGACGAGAGCGATAGCGAATTTGAAGGAAGGATGAAGAATGTCCTTGAAGGAGGAGCTTTAGCTGGAGTTGCTGGGGTTTTAATTAAAGGTGCAAAGACTTTGAAGAAAGGTCGTAAGCTAGATGGA